CAAACAATGAGTGAAGTTTATAGTAATGTTGCGGATTCAATCGCGGTAGTTAATGTACCGCGGTTAAGCACTTGGAAGTTGTTTAAAGCTGATATGATAGGTATGCGTATGTGTGCTCGTCATTTTGGTAATAAAGCATTTCCTTGGTTAGTCGATCCTTTGAAAGTACATAAGTGCTCCAAAGCCATCGAAAAATCCATTATACGTTATCCAAATTTGCGCAAGGTTCTTGATTTTCCAATCCAACAAATTAAGTTAATCGCGCTACCTAAAAATCATACACATCGTGATGCAGCCACGTTGCGAACATCGGTTAACATAGAAATGTCCCGTATAGTTCGTGATGCTGGGTTCACACCATATACCATTTCGATGAGTGCCAATGATCCAGGTATTGGAAATAGATTTTTCTATTTTCCTAAAGATTTGAATATACCGTATCGTGCAGACTTTGTACCCGATGATGGTGTGTTACTTTTTACTGATGTTGACTACTATGCTGATATGAATAAATGGTTATTGCAGTTTAAACCTATGATTATTTATACTTTGGTGCCAGAACAAGCCAGTTATACTGGACCCGATTTTTCTTATTTTATTAAGGATGATGTGGTTCACTACTGTGTCTGGAGGTGCTACGTATAATCATAAAATATGGGATTATTCTGGTGATACCATTTCTATTATCGGAAAACATGGTAGTTTGCTGACGTATCATGTGACGCAACACAAATTGGACAAAGATCCACATCGTAGATTAATTACAATAATACCATCAACAATAACACTACGCCCCCATTATGAATATTTAGATTTTCAAGATGGTCTTCGTAGGAGGAAGTTTACGTTTAATAATAAAACAATTCTTTATAACTGTGTTAAAGATACTGTATCAATTGCAGCTAATGGTTCTCCACATTCCGTTAGCTTGCCTGGTATATCATATGCAGCTATTAAGTCTCGATTATCAAACAAAACTGCTCCACCTGTAATATCAGATGTAGAGCGTATATTGTCAGCTGACAATATAGATCAACCTCAAGTTAAAGCAGCCGTATTATTTCCATTAATCGACGATATAGATTACAAAGACAACGTAATCCAAACAACATCTCTTCCATGTTTTTATCAACCTATTAAACCCTTGATAACTGAAGACGGAAAGAATCCTGGAAAGGCTTTCTCAAATCCGTTGACAGATCAAACATCAGTATTTGCAGCAAAATCTCACAATGCTGACCATGCTTGTATCGATGGTCGGGTGGTTAAGATGCGTAACAGCGTTGTACCACCAGCTCAATACAATAAATATCTTGATGAATTCGTGGAACTTTTAGTGCCTACACCTGGTGTGGGTACGCCCTGGTCGATAGATCAGGTTAAGCGCGCACAAAATGCGCCCGCTCAAGTGGCAAGGCATCGTTTGACTGAAGCATCCCTCAGCACTAAATCGAAAAATCGTTTAGCTGCAATGATTAAAACAGAGGCTTATGTATCAACAAACGATCCGCGAAACATAACAACATGTGCACCAGAACATACAATCGGCATGTCATCTTTCTCCTTGGCTTTTAAGACTGAGGTATTAAAGAAAGTTCCGTGGTATGGTCCTAGTAAAACACCAAAACAAATCTGTAATCGATTAGCCAAAATATCTAAAAATGGCGTTATCGAGGGTGATTACCGTCGTTTGGATGGGTCAATGACTCAATATACACATGCACCTTATAAACGTGCAATGATGAGATGGTTACATCAAGATTTTCGTGCTGAATATGAACATTGGCACAAAACGTGTTTTATGGGAAAAGCTTGTACTGCTACAGGCGTCAAATATGATGCTGGCGAGTCAACTGTTTCTGGTAGCTCTATCACCTCTGATACAAATACTAATGGTGTTAGCTATGTAGATTATGTTTCACTCCGTGAGTTAGGTCATTCTCCAAAAGAAGCGTGGGAGCTACTCGGAATCATCTGTGGGGATGATAGTGTCAATCCGTATTTACCAGGATTTGCTGAGATGATGGAAAAAGTCTCTAATGATTTTGGATTGTCGTTGGTTTGCGAGGTTAAACTGAAAGGTAGCAGTGTCAAATACTGTAGCCGGATTTTCGTTGACCCTAGTACTATTAACGACTCGTTCCAGGATCCGTTGAGAACTATACCAAAATTACATTTGACGGCAAATAAAATGGTATCTAATGAGCAGGCAGCAGTAAATAAAGCTGCTGGGTACATTATTACAGATTGGCATACCCCCATAATAGGTGATTGGTGTCGAAAAGTTATGGAACTCACAGATTTACCTGTGGCATATCAAACTCGTGAAGAAATTTACAAGTGTACTATGTCATGGCCACAATCACAACCGGATTTGATCCGTGATGAGTTCTGTAGAGTGACGAACATAACCGGGGCTGAGCTTGCGGCTGCTGTTGATCGTATTAAAAAGGTCAAGCATCTAGATGGCTTCCCAACCGTTATGACAATGCCGTTTGAACATAAATTGGCGGCAGTCATCGGTAGTGAGATAGTGGGGCCCACGCAACGTATAAGTGAGAAAAATCAAATCAATGAGTCAGACGATACCAACAAGCTGGTTATTAACACACGAGCAAAGTTTGGAAGCAGTGAGATCAGTGCATCAGACGATACTTCAGTTCCTAGAGTCCCTAAGAGAAGATCTCGGAACCCAAATATCGACGTTACAAGGACTACTGGAGTTATTACCGCCAACACACGCGTTACAAGTAAACTTAATACTACAACGAATGCGAGCGAAGATACCCGAGTTAACCGATTACTGCATCCTATTCCACATCCTCGCAGAGCAAGATCTTCCGTTAAATTGATAGGTCCTATTCCTAAACCAAGATTAACGAAACCAATTCCGCTCCCGAGAACAAAATTTACAGTAGTTGCTGACGTCCACCCTGAACCTAACGTTAAGGCAGTAAAATGCCCGGAAACCAAAAACAAACCAATGCCCAACAAGTCCAAGAGTCATATGAAAGATGGAAAAACACCTGTTGCGAACATCTCGAACAGCAAGTCAAAATGCAAAAAGAGAAAGCGCAAAAATTCCAAGAAAAAGGTGCCAACGTCCATGACATAGATGATGTCGCATTGGCCCAGGCAATAGATAAAGTGAACAAACTATTGACTGGATTGTAAGCCACAGATAAGTGTGCACCTAACAACCGCACCCCTTTC